TCTTTAAACCACACAGGAATGTGTGTTTCGTCTGTTGGGTATCCGACACTGCTATATCCCAATGGATTGTCTTTTAACTTACATACCACAGTTTTCATACCATCAACGATTGACATCGAATAGTTATCACCCATCATGCGTTTTAAGTTGTTCCAATTCATAGCGGCCCGCACATGGCCTGGCATGTTGGCTTTACCTAGACGTTCTTCTTCTTTGGTATACTTGGTTAAGTTGTTTACCCGTTTAGGTGTACCTTTCTCCCAAGCTGGACGTTCTGTAAAGATCAATTTGAAGTCACGCACTTTAGTGATAATAGTTTCTCTATCAGCACCTGTTAATACTTCTAGCAATACGCTACTTAAGAAGTCTTGAATAACTTTGGGAGTATCACTGCGTTTTAGGTCTAGGCCCATGGCTTTTACTTTGCCGGGCGTGCCGTGTGTGTCTAAACGATGTCCTTCCATATCATAGATTAGGATAGCATAGCGTTTCTTTTTAATAAAAAGACCTTTGAGTGATACACTTTCTCGCCCACCTTTGATCAGTTCACCTTGACGTCGTGGTGTATGGAATGCCCGTTCACAGAATGCTGGAAAACTTTCATTGACTTGATCAGCGATGCTGTCATATAAGCCTACTGCAATGTCTTTGTTCCATTCCATCTTGCCTGCTAGGACATCTGCCTTGACCATCGGATAAGCACTAAAATAACATGAGTCAGTATCACCGTAGATGATCGCTTCACCGGTATGATCATATACACCTGTTATACATTCGTTTATGTATGCATCCATGTGACGGGCAATGGTCCTGCCTGTTAATGTAGTTGATTGACCGATACGTTTGTCAAAGAATCTACAACCAGGATTTAAGATAGCACCGTATAATGAGTTCAAGTTAATCTTCTTAACCAACTGTCGTTTGTCCCAGAATGCTGTATCTTCATCGGAGACAGCCTCTTTTTTCTTAGCCTGCATGTCTTGTCGTTCACGATACCAACGTTCTAGTAGTCCCGGTATAACACCTTTGCGCTCATTGCTGAATATAGTACCATTGGCACTAAGTATCCAAGGCTTGTTGCTGTCAAAGATCAAGCGCCAACAATCTGCGGCACTTAGTACATCACTGGTACCGTTAGCCCAGTCAATGGTAATCTCTGTGCCAACTTCACCATTCATGACTGCGGTGTATTCTAAACTGCCAAACAAGTTTTCCCATGCGTCTGCAAAACTACTGCCTGCTGTTTGTTTTTCTTTGATATAGTGTTCAGTCATTGTCTGGCGTAGTTGCCCAACGATAGTTTCTGGACCCATATTAAGTGCGCGAATAGCTGACGGATATAGTGAGTTAATGTCAATAGCACCAATGTAGTCATGCATGCCTGCTTTAGGAGTCGCTACATACGCACCTGCGGCCTGTGTGTCAAACTGCTCATCACGATTCCGATTTGGAACAATCATACCAAGTTGATGTGCTTCATTGATGATAGCCTGTTCTGTAACTGCCACAGCACCCATTGTTGTTTGTAGTAGCACTGTATTATCATGTGCTAGTTCATTTGCTAGATCTAAAAAACGTAGTTTGGTATCTAGTTTGTGTAACAAGGCAGTGTCTTGACGATTGTATTCGATAAACTTAGCAAAGTCTTTGTTGTACAGTTGATCTAATGTGCCTTCATACTGTGTTTTACTTTCACCTAGTTCATATTCTGAAATAGCATCTAAACTATAACTGTGACGTTCTTCATAGGTATATTTTCGATACAGTTGCATATAGTCCATATGGACACGACCAATAAGGTCAAAAGTCATGTTAGCAGCACCAAAGCGTTCAAACTCACGCTGTTTAGGAAACTGCCCCCACAAACAGAATCTGCGTGTATCATCTTTGCTTAGTACACGATTGGTACGCTGTACCATATATGGAATATCAAAACCTTCTGAGTTCCACCCTGACAAGATGTCAGCGTCATCAATCAAATCCAAGAACGTTTTAAGCAGGTCTTCTTCACGCTCCATCAAGAAACAGTTGTCATAGTTTTTAACTATTTCTTCTGCTGTTTCCCAGCTCATTGACTTAGGGGGGATCACCATGGTAACTAGTTTGTCTAGCCAATTGAGATATACTGATACCGCAGTGATTGGATTAAACGGATCCTCTGGACGACTGAAACCACGGACAGGATCAAAGTCAACTTCAATGTCAAAGAATGCTGTTTGTAGTTTAGGCGACTTCTGTCCTAAATAGTTTTCTTCAAGACAGCGGAATACAGGGTTAATATCACTTTCCCATATGCGCTTACCTGAATTGATTTTAACTTCTTTGTGGAACTCTTTGCCTATACGTGTGCTGAATCTGCTAACAGGTGTGTCATAGATTGTACGGAATTTACCGCGAGGATCGTCGTAGTAAAATGTATAATTTGCGGGATATTCTTTATATTCTCTTTGTCCATTTACACGTTCAACGATGTAAATGCGATCTTTTGTTCTATCGAACAATGCGTCTACGTAACTCATCTTTTTCCTTTTTTGTGCGACTTCTAGCTCACACACACTCTTCATGCCCGTATGGGCGTTTTATTAATTATAACACTAATACTCGGTAAAATCCTATACTATCGATAATAAAAAGTGTCATGGTAGTCATCAGCAAGCCAAAGCTACCGCGACTAATGCTTGTAAATATACTAATACTTAGTGCTACAAAAATAATAGGATAAACTATTAACCAGTTAGTATGCGGTACAGTTAAACTAACAGCTAAAGATATTATTATATTTAAAATCCAGTTAGCAACTTCTAAACACAATCTAACTGGGTGGCTGTGCCAATCTCGTTTGACAAAGTCAACAGTTTTATGCCAGTCTAAATCCATAATTTATTGTGCCATAATGTGTGTATTTCTTGTGCTCTATCTAAGGGAATATTTAATCCAAACGTTTGATTTATATTATCTATAACTGGTAGTATATTTGGATCAAACAGTCTTTGAACTTCAAGTTCAAAAATATTTTTATCTTTGAAATTAAAATATTTAACATATTGCCATCTAGAATAAACTTGTTTTTCTAATCTAACAATAGGAGCCGTTTCTGCATCACTTGATGTATAATACCCCAGTCTCAACATTTCTCTACGTCTTAACATCTCATATGATTTTTTGTCATTGATTGTTAAAACTATCATAAATTTCTGTAAGAATACATCTAAGATATCTTCGCTGAGAAAATCTATAGCATGTCCGATGTGAACACTTTTTTTATAACCATTGAAATTTATTGAATCCAGGTAGTTCATAAATAAATCTTTATTTGTGCTAAAAGTATGATGTTTATTGTCTATAGATATGTGTGCTGTTGCATTTTCTATATCTGAATACCAATCCAATAGATATTGATAATATTCATCATGTGATTTAGCTCCCAACGGATTAAAATCAGCATCAAGAGACATTAAATTCCGTAGATGTGTTCCACCTGCTAAATGCGGATAACTGATAAAATAAAAATTATGATTTATAAAATCAGATACTTTTGTCATTAAATAGTACGGCCAACTGTTTCTAAGATGTCTGTTAAGGTTTCGTGATCAGCGTTAGTTTCTGTTAGTTTAGATTTTTGAGCAATCTTGATAGCTTTTTTAAGGATAGCTGGTTTGATTTCTAGTTCTTCTGCTATTGCCTTAACAGTATCATTAAGACCTGCTGATAAATCTTCTACTTCTTGTAATACAGCGATACCTTCGTTGATTAATTGTGTTAATTTGGCTTTTTGTTCGCCTGAAAACATTTTTGACATGATAGTTCCTTGATTGAAAAATATATTATACTTGAAGTATTTAACTGTGTCTAGAGGTTTGGCTAATTTATTCTACACTTGCGTAGAATACGGGTAGCAGTTTGGAATTCTAATGCTAAATCGTCGTATAGATCTTCTGGTGGACGTTCGGCATAAGCACGACTCATATAGGCCATTTGTCCTATGTCACTATAGTAGACTTCTGTGGGCCAACGATACTTACCCCATTCCATGCTGTTAATCAACAGGCACTCATCACCTACATTTTTTAGTAATTCTTTCTTGGCTTTTACTGGAAGATTAACACTGCTGAGTAATTTAATACCTACTGGCACAGTGTTAACTTTTGGTTTATCTAGATAGTGAGCAAATAAATGGACTACATAGGCTTCTAATTCATGCGCCAAATTTATTGTAAGTTCGCATTCTGCTCTGCGAACTAGATCATAGGATTCCTTGACATAGTAATCCCAGTTATTCATTTACGTTACCACTTACGACATGACCAATAGCGTGCTTTGGTCCTTGGCCCTGGATTTGCACAGTTATGACGAGCACGGAATGAACGGCGTCGTGCTGGATTTGATTTCTTGATGCGCATGTTAGGATCACCAAAGTTTACTTTTTTGATATTGCCTGTGCTAGGATCTTTAACATAAACCTTAAATTTCTTAACATCGCCACGCATAGGCTTACCAAGAGGTACTTTGCGACCATGATATTCTGCTTCATCCAATTGTTCATCTTCGTTGTACCACATTTCGCCATAGGCTTCAAAAAATGCATCACCATGATATATTTCTTCCGCTATTTTTGATTCTGATAAAAATTCATTGATTTTCATTTGGTAACTGGTCCTCCTTCGACCCAAGCGTCACAGGTGCGTTTACTCGCACACTTAAATTTAAGGAATTTACAATAACCTAGTTCGCCGGCATCAATAGTGTCCATGGGATTTGATCCTGGTTCTGTTCCTATACCTTTAGCTATACAATCTAGCATATCTTCAGATATATCAAATGCCGCACAGTTACCACAGCGGTTTTGTTTGACTGATTCTATGTCACTAGTATTCCATTTGTCTGCTAGTTCTTGCCAATATTCTTCGTTAGGTTCATTGGGATTAAGCGGACCATAGTGATATTCATCTATGGCTTTTTGACGATTCTTTAGATTAAGTGTGATATCCTGCGTAGCTGGTGGGCAACCTTGCTCTAGTGCTTCTATGATAGTTATCAAATCTCTCATTTTTTACGTCCTCTACGCATATTTATCTGCCAACGTGCTAGCTGTCCTTTACGTCCTGGTGCCTTGGCTGCTTTTTCTAGCTGTGCCATAGTAGCACCTTTGGGTATACCGTGACGTTGGCTATCGCCTGGGCGACCTGGTCCTTTACCATCTGCGAAATTTTCATTTGCTTTTTTGCGTCCTTGGCAGTGAGCCCGTTGGCTAAAGCCTTTAGGATTACTACAGTTGATACTCTTCTTGTATTTTTTACTCCATTTCTCAAGCATGATGGGTTTTAATTCCATATACTGCGGAAACTGCTGATTAAATTCACGCATGATAACACCAGCTTCGGCATTGGCTTCATCTTCTATGGTGCTGCCTGTCTGCCAGCTGTCAGCATCTAATTCATCACGTTGCCCTTGAGCATAGTGTACCATTTCGTGTGCTAAAGTGCGTAAGATATCATTCGGGTGACGATTTTTAATACCTAGATGCACTGTGCGATCATCATTGCTAAACTTACCAAATGATGGCATGTGATCTGTTTCAACATCACCTAGCAGTTTGATCTTAGGTAATTCTTTAATTTTGAGATGTTCGACGGCTATAGGCAAGAAATCACGCAGTGCGTCGATTAGGGTAGGCTCTGGTGGTCCTTCAAGTTCTTCAAATAAGTCTATGGTCAGCATTATGTATTTATATACCTACCACATTGATCTTCAACCACTCTTCTGGGATAGTATCAAAATCTCTTGGGAAGAATGTGCGAACTTTGCTGATAGCTTGTTCTTTGTTAGTCGCCCATACTCTGCGGACGGGCATATCACGTCCTGTTCTTTGGCGATATAGCTCTGCTGGATAGATAAATCTATCACTGTCGCTTAATGGATCAGGATTAAATGCCTGTTGCGCTATGGTAAATTCATACTTCATAGCACCTTCATCTGGAACAGCATCTACCATGTCAGCTGGGCGTTCTGGATTCACATAAGCCCAACGTTCTACAGCATTGGTGCGGCTGTCTGCTGCTACTACGGTGAATAAGTCTGGATTTTGGACATCATAGATGCGCCAGTTGTGTCCAGCCACACCTGTGGTTGATTGTGATTGATCATTGATTCTTGTCACGTGTATGCTACCACTTTCTAGCCCATATTCTTGTTCCATACGGCGTGCTGTGCTGTGTGCTTCTTCTCTGCTGACATTACTCATCCTAGTATCTATACTGCGATTACTGTTTACCAGTTGATAATTACCTCTGGCATTGCCATCGACTGTTACCCCACCACCCTCACTACCACGTATGCGATTATCAAGATCGCTATAGTAACTATCATCGGGCTTTTCATCTGCCATTGGTGTTGCTACTAAGTAGATAGGATCTAAGTCCCAGGACTTGGCAACATCTTTGACTGCATCATAAGCAGTATCAGCAAACACTGCCATGCCGCCCCCACGAGTATCACCACGGCGACGGACCATCCAATAAGGACGGCTTTCATTGTCTGGCTTTTTCTTCTTGGCTTTGCGTGCTTCACGTTCTGCTTGTATGGTTTGTATGATATAGCCTCTTGTTTCTTTGTCAGCAGTTTGGAAACGGGCTACATAGTCTTTGAATTTAACTAGATCGTCTTTTTCACCTTGATCATTTAGCACCTTGTATAGGCGTTTTTGATATTCTTTCTTATACATGTTCTCATCAGTGGCGATGCGTAAGGCCAGGGCCATACGTAATGCTGTATTGGTTAATTTTTCTACAGGATCATCTAGGTAGTTGCCACCTGGACTGCGGAATTCAATATAACCTTCTTTGGTGTTTATACTGGTATATTTGCTGGTATAACCTGTATGTATGATCTTACTAGCGGCAAGAGTCAGGCCTTCTTTCATCTTGTTCATCACAGCTTTGAGTTCATCGCCTTTCATCTGCTGGACTTTGTTGCCAATCTTCTTATACGCACCATCGCAGTAGTGATTGCTGAGTCGATCAAACTGCTCTAACACATA